GTCGGAGCGTCCTAAGCAGTGGGCTCCAGCAGAGCTTTTGCCAGAACCAGATAAGCAGCCGGGATTTTCGTATAGATGGATTCGCGTCGCTACACTTGATAAAGCAGACCCACGTAACCTCAGCGGAAAACTCCGTGAAGGTTGGGAGCCAGTCAAAGTAAACGAACAACCGAAATTCCAACTGCTAATCGATCCGAATAGTCGCTTTAAGGACAATATCGAAATCGGTGGACTGTTACTTTGCAAGACGCCGTCTGAATTTGTAGAGCAGCGTAATACCCATTACGCCAATCAAACGCAAGCTCAAACAGCAGCTGTAGATAACGGTTTGATGCGAGAGAACGACCCGAGGATGCCTCTGTTTTCTGAACGGAAATCTTCTACGTCGTTCGGTAAAGGACGTTAACTTTTCAAACTTAGGAGCTTAAATGGCTTATCCAACTGTATCAGGCCCTTACGGCCTAAAACCGGTCAATTTGATCGGTGGTCAGGTATTCGCTGGCGCAACCCGTCAGATTGCTATTACCACTTCGACTGTCAACTACGCTACCGCAATTTTTTACGGTGACATGGTTCAACTTTCGGCTGATGGTACGCTGATCGTGTCGACCCTTGCTGGTCAAGACACTGTTGTTCCCGGCGTTGTTGGCGTGTTTCTGGGCTGTACTTATACAAACCCAAGCACCAAACAACCGATCTTCGCCCAGTACTGGCCCGGCGCAGCTTCTGGCATCACTGATGCTGTGGCTTATGTTTCGGACGATCCTGATCAACTGTATCAAGTCGCTTCTGTCGGTGCTTCGGCTGGCACGACTGGTCTGGTAATTAACCCTGTTAGTCAAACCGCTATCGGTGCCAATGCAGTTCTGGTTCTGAATACTGGTTCGGCCACCACGGGCGATTCTAAAGTTGGTGCTTATGCTAATAGCGTAACTACCGCTCTGCCACTGCGTGTTGTAGCTGGTGTTCCAGATACCGCAGTTTCGACCGGGTTCACCGAACTGATCGTTAAGATCAACTTTGGTTACCATTCATATTACAACGCCGTTGGCGTATAAGGAGCTAAATAATGGCTATTTCACGCGCACAACTACTTAAAGAACTGCTCCCGGGCTTGAATGCACTGTTCGGTCTGGAGTACGCCACCTACGGTGAGCAACACAAAGAGATCTACGAAACTGAGACCTCCGAGCGTTCGTTCGAAGAAGAGACCAAGCTGTCTGGCTTCTCCGCTGCACCTGTTAAGAACGAGGGCTCTGCCATCGCTTATGACAATGCACAAGAAGCATGGTCGGCTCGCTACCAACACGAAACTATCGCTCTGGGTTTCTCCCTGACCGAAGAAGCAATCGAAGATAACCTGTACGACTCACTGTCGGCTCGTTACACGAAAGCTCTGGCTCGTGGTATGGCTTACACCAAGCAAGTTAAGGGCGCTAACGTCCTGAACAACGGCTTTACCGCTGGCTATAACGGCGGTGATAACGTGCCTCTGTTCTCAGCTCTGCATCCGTTGATTTCTGGCGGTACCAACAGCAACGTTCCTTCGACCCCAGCTGACTTGAATGAGACTTCTTTGGAAGCCGCTGTTATTCAAATCGCCGCATGGACCGACGAGCGTGGCCTGCTGATCGCTGCTAAGCCTAAGAAGCTGATTGTTCCGCCAAGCCTGCAATTCGTTGCAACCCGCTTGCTGGAAACTGAACTCCGCGTCGGTACTAACGACAACGATATCAATGCAATCAAAAACAACGGTTCGGTTTCGGAAGGTTACACTGTTAACAACTTCCTGACTGACAACAACGCTTGGTTCCTGACCACTGACGTACCTAACGGCATGAAACACTTTGTCCGTACGGCTATGTCTACTGGTATGGACGGCGACTTTGATACGGGCAATGTCCGCTACAAGGCTCGTGAGCGTTATTCGTTCGGCTGGTCAGACCCACTGGGTATGTACGGTTCTGCAGGTGCCTAAGCCACAAGCCTAGGTTCTATGTAGGTTGAGAGGGGGCTTCGGCCCCCTTTTTGTCGTCTCGTTCTTTTTGATGGTGTTTACGGTGGCAATTGCTGCACAGCACAATACACTTCTTAATCTCTTCGTACACATCAACCCAAGCACTATTACGGATTAACTTGTACAACTTCTTGTTACTAGGGTCTCGAACCGCGTGATGGAAGTCTAAGGTAGAAGGGTCGGATTCGCCACACACGGTACACACTAACGTAGCTTTATACGTTTTCCATTGCTGCCGGAACTTTGCCTTATATGCCTTAACTTTGTCACCAACTGCTTCTTTATGGCGAACATAGCTACGCCTATTGGATTCCCGTTGCGCATCTTTGTCTTTGTACGGCATACGTAGCTTCTTTGCTTGACACCTTAATAACTGCGGAGTATAAAGCATTTACTACCGGGAAATCCGGTGCGTACGAATGGCTCCCGGCCTGTTACATGCATATCGTCGCACTTAACTAGCATGTTAGGAAAATTCATCATGGCACTCTCAACTACCCAGAGCATCTGGCGTTCGGGCGGCGGCGACAATACTCGCACCGCATATTGTGGTTCTGGCGTTATGGCTGCTCAGTTTTACATTGCTGACGCATCTGTTGCTACCCCTACTAAAGTTCTGAACAAAGTTTCAGGTCAAAACCTTATTCTCCCGGCAGGTGCGGTTGTCCTGTCCGTGGCTATTAATAACGCGGGTTCGGGCTCTGTTGATCTTAACACCCTTGGCGTAACTTCTGCTACGGCTACTGCAGCTGCTATCGCTAACAACCTGTCGGTTGCTGCGCTGGGTACTGTTACTGCTGGCCTGACCAATACAGCTATTGCTGAGTTGAGCTATGTAACAGTCACGATTGATACTAGCGGTGCTGGTACTGTTGGTGGTTATATCACCTACTTCGTCGCAGACCCACTGGTTGGCCAACAGAACGTCTAATAGTCTCGGGGGCTTCGGCCCCCATTAAATCAAGGAGATTATTATGATGCAAACAGACGTCAAATCAGCTTCGTGCCCAGCGGGTGCGACTACAACTGCGTTTGCTGGACGTACACGGGTAAGGGCTATTGCATTCAGTCATAGTGCTACCCCCGGCGCGGTTGTAATTAATGACGGTACAGGTGGCACAGCGGTATTTTCGTACACAACCCCTGCGGTAGCCGAAGGCATGTATATGTTATTTCCCGGTGAAGGCATCTTATGTGCTACGAACGTATCAGTCGTTTGCCCAGCGGGTGTTGTTGCTACGGTGTTCTATGGCTAAGAAAACCCCATCCCTAGCAGTCGGTCGTGGCGAGAAGCTTCCGGTCAAGCAGGGGGCGGGTTTGACTGCCAAAGGTCGTGCTAAGTACAACAAAGCTACTGGATCGAATCTAAAGGCTCCACAGCCCGAAGGTGGTCCTCGTAAGAAATCATTCTGTGCTCGCATGAGCGGTATGCCCGGTCCAATGAAGGACGAAAAGGGTCAACCGACACGCAAGGCAGCTAGTCTAAAGAGATGGAAATGCTGATGGAACATCACGAAACTACTAAACACTTTCTTGATGCGCTGTCGCTAGTTACAGTGCTCGGAACACTTATGAGTATATTACCGTCGATAGCTGCGCTGGCCTCATTGGTGTGGTCTGTAATTCGCATTTTTGAAACCAAAACAGTCCAAGGTTGGCTTGGTAGGAGTGTTGACGATGCCGACAGTAAGTAAGAAGCAAGAACGTTTCATGCAAGCTGTGGCTCATAACCCCAAGTTTGCAAAAGCAGCAGGAGTCCCACAATCCGTGGGTAAAGAGTTCACTAAATCAGGAGATAGTAAAATGAAAGCTATGAAAAAAGGCGGCGCTATTGCCTCCAAGATGGGTACTGTTAAGACTGCCGCTCCTAGTAAAGATGGTCTTGCTATTAAAGGCAAAACCAAAGGCAAGCAGATCAAGATGGGTGGCGTCAAAGCTGCCGTTAAAGGCGGTAAGTAATCATGATGGCCTCACGGGGTATGGGTGACGTTAACCCAGCTAAAATCAGAACCATCCGTAAGAAGGATGGCAATGAACCCGTGAAAGTCTACAATAAGGGTGGTGAGGTGTGGGATAAGCCTAACCCCGCGAAGAAGTCCAAGAAGTTAAGCCCCGCTAAGAAGTCATCAGCGAAGGCCGCAGCAAAAGCTGCTGGTAGGCCGTATCCGAACTTAATTGATAACATGCGAATGGCGAAGAAATAATGGCATACACATCCGCTGTCACATCGTTTAACCCAACCCTCAACGAAATATTTGAGGAGGCGTTTGAGCGTGCTGGTAGTGAGTTGCGTACTGGCTATGACTTTAGAACCGCACGGCGTAGCCTCAACTATTTACTTGGTGAGTGGGCTAATCGCGGTATCAACCTGTGGACTATCGAGCAGGGTTCCATTGACTTGGTACAAGGGCAGACATCCTATGATCTCCCTGACGATACTGTAGATCTGGTTGAGCACGTTATTCGTACGTTTTCTAATGAAGGCCCTAACCAAACTGACTTGAACATTACGCGCATCTCAGTCTCAACCTACTCGACTATCCCTAATAAATTGGCGCAAGGTCGTCCGATTCAGGTGTGGATTAATCGACAGTCCGGCCAAAAGGTTGGGTCAGAGGCCGCTGTAGCTAAACACCCACAGATTAATGTATGGCCCGCTCCAGACCAAGGGGCAGTAGGTCAACCGTACTATGTGTTTTACTACTGGCGTTTGAAGCGTATATACGACGCAGGCAACGGCGTAAATGCTGTTGACATTCCGTTCCGCTTTCAGAATTGCTTAGTAGCTGGTCTGGCATACATGCTGTCGATCAAACTGCCTAACGCTGATCCTACACGCGTACAAGGGTTAAAGATGATGTATGACGAAGCGTGGGCGCTGGCGGCTGAAGAAGACCGCGAGAAAGCTGCTGTTCGTTTTGTTCCTAGACAGATGTTTATCTAATCATGGGGAATAAGTTTGCTAGTGGTAAGAACGCAATCGCCGAATGTGATCGGTGTGGGTTCCGCTACAAACTAAAAGAATTAAAGAAGCTGACGATTAAGACTAAACAGGTTAGCATTAAGGTATGTCCTACCTGTTGGGAACCGGATCAGCCGCAGTTGTCCTTGGGTATGTATCCTGTAAGTGATCCGCAAGCGTTGCGTGAACCTAGACCAGATACAAGTTATTACCAGTCAGGATTTAGTGGGTTGCATTTAACGACTAATACAGACTTTGGTGACCCAGAAGGCGGTAGTCGTGTGTTTCAGTGGGGCTGGAGTCCTGTTGGTGGGGCAAGCGCAAATGATGCAGGGTTGACGCCCAACTATCTGACATCACAAGGTATAGTAGGTAACGTGACAATAACGATTTCTTAGGAGTAAGACATGAAACACGAAGATATTAAACAAGACAAGCCAGTAATGGAAAAGATCGCTAAGACAGCGGTTAAAGGCCATGAGAAGAAAATGCACGGTATGAAAAAAGGCGGCGTCACTTCTGCTGAGATGAAGAAGATGGGTCGTAATCTGGCGCGTGCTGCTAATCAACGTAGCAAGTAATGGCTAAGAACATTTTACCGGCTTCGGCGTATGCCAAGCCCCACAGTATGTCTGGAGGTCCTATGAAGATAAATAAACCCGCTGACCCAACGAAGCAAGTTGCTGGTGATTTTAAGCCCGGCAAAGCTGCTGCGCGTGTAAGTTTGGGTGATCCGGCACGTGATGATGTTAAGACTAGCGGTATCAAGATTCGCGGTACTGGCGCTGCAACCAAGGGCGTAATGGCTCGTGGACCTATGGGCTAAGCATGACATACACTGAACTGTACGACGCGGTACTTTCTTACACACAAAACTACGAGCAAGAGTTCGCAGCGAATATCCCTGTGTTTGTTAAGCAGGTAGAAAAACGTGTCTACAATTCAGTGCAAATCCCTGCATTGCGTCGAAACCAAACAGGTGCGTTTACAACGGGCAATAAATATTTATCCGCCCCTGTGGACTTTCTTTCGGTGTACTCCTTAGCTGTTATTACAAACTTTGGCACAACCGGTGAGAACTATACATACTTACTTAACAAAGATGTAAACTTTATCCGTGCGGCGTATCCAAGTTCGTTAGATCAAGCTCTACCTGAGTACTACGCAATCTTTGGCCCGACCATAATAGGTAGCACCGTTACTACTGAGCTTTCGTTTATTGTGGGCCCTACACCTGACGCGGCGTACGCAGTTGAGATGCACTACTACTACTATCCTGAATCGATTGTTGATGCGGGTACTTCATGGCTTGGCGACAACTACGATCCTGTACTACTGTATGGCACTTTGGTCGAGGCAATCACCTTCATGAAGGGTGAGGCTGACATGGTTACGCTATACAATACAAAGTACCAAGAAGCTATAGCTCAATTAAATCGTCTGGGTACGGGTCTGGAACGCGGTGATGCATACCGTGATGGCCAAGCGAAGATTAAGGTTTCCCCATAATGGCTATTCAGCAAACACTGACGACAAGTTTTAAGCAGGAGATGCTGCAGGCTGGGCAGAACTTAGCTACGGACACGCTGAAGATGGCGTTGTATACGGGCTTTGCTTCTATCGGTCCGACTACTACAAGTTTCACAATCACTGATGAAGTGGTAGGTACAGGTTACACTTCTGGGGGCAAGACATTGACTGGCGTAGTTATTACCGCCAACCCAGACGGTACGGTGTACGTGAACTTTGATAATGTCGTGTGGCCTGCATCATCCTTTACGGCTCGTGGCGCACTGATCTACAATTCTACGCAGAGCAATAAGTCGATAGCTGTACTGGACTTCGGTGCTGATAAGACCTGTGTAAACCAGACCTTTACAGTAACAATGCCTGCAAATACTGTATCTACCGCATTACTGCGGTTCCCTTAAGGAAAAAATTATGAATACGCAAGCTGCATCGTACGGTGGTATTTTCACAGTGTCCTGCAAGGACGCAAACGGAAACGTTAAATGGGAAGAAGAGTTTCCTAACCTTGTAGTAAATACCGGGTTACAGAGCATGAACACGCAGTTTTTTAAAGGCGTGACTTACACGGCATCTTGGTTTATGGGTCTTGTTACAGGCCCCGGAGCAAGCAATGTATATTCCGCCGATGACACTATGGTGTTGCATTCGGGCTGGGCTGAAAATATTGCGTACTCACAAACTACCCGCCCTGCGGTTTCTTTTGGCACTGCAACAACTGCAGACCCATCGGTGATTAGCACATCGTCGGCGCTTGTATTTACCGTAAGCTCTTCAACTACAGTTGCTGGTGCGTTTCTTACTACGGACAATGCAAAGAGTGGTACCGCCGGAACTTTGTTTTCGGTTGGCAACTTTACTGTTGGTGACCGCCCTGTGGTCTCTGGTGATACTTTGAATGTTTCGTACACTTTCGCTGCTAACGCGGTATAACCAATGTTAGGCTTCTCCTCAATTGCAGCATCGCCTTTTGCGGCGATTAAGTTCTCTGTAGTTGAGGCTGTTAGCCTTTCCGAGGGGATGTCATCCGATAGCAACTTTTATGTTACTGGAGC